ATCACTATTGAGGTAGAAGAATGGAAAGACGAGCATGGAAATGCTAGTGTATTTTATTCAGAGCCATTAACCCTTGAAGAAAAAAACATTATCTTTAAAAAGTCTAATAACTTTCAAGACTTAACTGTTTTGGTTGATTTACTGTTAATGAAACTAAAAATGAAAGATGATAAAGGCGAATTAGTTAAAGCCTTTAGTCCAGAAGATAAATTTGCTTTAAGAAAAAAAGCAGACTCCAATGTTATATCTAGTATAGCTAATCAAATTCTTGCAGACTCTAATTACGAGGAAGCCGAAAAAAAGTAGATAGCGACCCTGATACTAGGTCGCTTTTATTTGTAGCAGATAGACTTCACATCACAATTCAACAAGTATTAGATATGCCAGTAAGCCATTATAATTTATGGTTAGCCTACTTGAAAAAAGAGCAAGATGGGTATAAAAAGAAACAATCATTAGAACAATCAAGGAATTTTAAATAATGGCACAAAGACTCAAAATAGATATTGTAGCAAAAGATAAATCTACACAAGCATTAAACAATGTTCAGAGCAACTTATCTAAAGTTAAAGGTGCAATATTTAATCTTCAAAATGCTTTTATTGGTTTAGGTGCTGGACTTGCTCTTAGATCATTAATTAATACTGGAAAAGAAGTAGAAGGTTTAAAAGTTAGATTAAAATTTTTATTTGGTACTGTTAAAGAAGGAAATAAAGCATTTCAAGAAATGACAAAGTTTGCTGGTCAAGTTCCTTTTTCACTAGAAGAAATCCAAAGAGGTGCTGGTGTACTAGCTGTTGTATCTAAAGACGCAAAAGAATTAGGTAAATTAATGAAAATTACTGGTAATGCTGCTGCTGTAACTGGATTAGATTTTAAAACAACTGCTGAACAAATACAAAGATCATTAAGTGCTGGTATTAGTGCTGCTGATTTATTTAGAGATAAAGGTGTTAAAGGTATGTTAGGCTTTAAAGCTGGTGCAGTAGTATCAATAAAAGAAACTGCTGATGCTTTTGATAAATTTTTTGGAGAGGGTGGAGAAATGGGTAATGCAGCAAATGCTTTAGCAAATACTCTTGAAGGAACTCAATCAATGATTGGAGATACATTTTTACAATTTAAATTCGCAATATTAAATTCAGGATTCTTTGATGAATTAAAAAAACAATTTAGTTCATTAGATACTTTTTTAAAAGACAATATGGACACCATTAAACAATTAGGAAAAAGTATAGGAGAAAGTTTAGCAACTGGAGTTAGAGGAACTGTTGCAGTTTTAAAATTCTTTAAAGACAACATGACAGCTATTGTAGAAACAGTAAAAATATTAATAGCTTTTAAATTAGTTGCGTTTTTTTATAACTTAACTACTGCAATTAAAGGAACAAGTATTGCTATGGCTTTGTTTAATAAAATTACAAAGAAAAATATTCTTATAGGTGGTGCAGCTTTATTGATTTCACAGTTAGATAAAATCATTAAAAAAATAAAAGAATTAAGAGGATTAAATGGAGATGAAAAAGGAGATATTGGATTACCTGATGTAGGAACAACAGTATCAAAACCAATCCCAGAATCTACTTTTATGGATAAGTTATTACTTCAAGTAGAAATACTTAGAAATACTATGCAAACAACTAATGAAAATGAATTAAAAAACATGAAAGATGGTTTCTTTACTATTGGAGAAACTATTGCAAACTCTATGAATGAAGGTCTTAAAAAAGTATCAAAATCAATAGCAGAGTCAGTTATTCTAGGAAAAGATTTAGCAGAAACTTTTAAAAAGATGGCTCAACAAATATTAGTAAATATGTTGGCATACTTTATTGAGATGACAGCAAGATTATTAATAGATATTGCTATGCAAAAAAGAAAAACACAGGAAATGAGAGCACAAGAAAATTCATTAAAAAAACAAGTTGCACTTGCAGCTGTCCTTGCTTTTTTAACTGGTGGTGCTTCTATGGGTGGTGGCTTTAGTCCATTTAAAATGTTTGCTAAAGGTGGTGCAGTATCAAAAGGAGAACCGATTGTAGTTGGAGAAAATGGTGCAGAATTATTTGTACCTAACTCATCAGGACAAATTACACAATCAGCTAGAGGCACAGGTGGTGGTAATAGTGCGACAACAGTTAATTTTAATATCACAACAGTTGATGCTAAAGGGTTTGACCAGTTGCTAGTTGAAAGACGAGGAACTATATCAAGAATTATAAATGAATCAGTTAATGAGAAAGGTAGAGGTGCAGTAATATAATGTCAGGTGCTTTCCCAATATCTTCTGCTAAGTTTGAAACTTTAGGAATAAAGTCTATGCAAAATACTTTAATCTCTAAATCTGCTAGTGGTAAAAAATTCACAAGACAGATAGATGGTCAAAGATGGGCATTTACTGCAAATATTATTACTGCTAAACGATCAGATATTTATGGTCAGTTAATGGCATTTATAGTCAAACAAAGATCAGGCAAAGAAAACTTTACAATTATTCCACCAGAATTAGAAGATACTAGAGGAAACGAATCAGGAACACTTGCAGTTAATGGTAATCAATCTGCTGGAGATACTACTATTACAATAGATGGTTTTGTTGGTGATGGTGATGGAAGATTAAAAGCTGGTGATTTTATAAAGTTTGCTAGTCATACTAAAGTTTATATGGTTATTAATGATGTAACAAGTTCTAGTGGTGCTGCAACAGTTACAATAGAACCACCTTTAGTTGCTAATATTATTAATGATAGTACAGTAGTTTATAATAATGTTCCATTTACAGTTTATTTAGTAGGAGATGTACAGCAATTTGGTACAACTGGTGCTGATAAAGATGGTAACTTATATTATAAATTTGAGTTAGATGTTGAAGAAGCCTTATAGATGAAATATAAAGTCAAATATTGGATTAGTGTTGATTTTTTAGCAGAAGAAATAATCGAAGCTGATGATTTTAATACTCAATCTTTGAATCAAGGAAAATATAGCGACCCATCTAAAAATGCTAGTTATATTGTCAATGATGCTATAAAAATAACTAGAAGAACATTTGAGGAATATGACGAGAAACTTAACAACAACATTAAAGAATGAATTAGCAACTTATGTATTACGACCTATTCATCTTATATCTTTTGGATTTTCCACACCAGTTAATCTAACTGATTGCTCATTCCCATTAACAAGTTCAATTTCAGGAAGTTCTCTTACTTATACTCCATCAGCTTTTGTTCAAAATTTATCTGAATTTACAGAAGAAGTCGGTATTACTAAATCATCTTTAAGAATAGGTTTATCAGGTGTAGATCAAACTTTTATATCTCTTTCTTTAAGTGAAAATATTGTTAATGATTCTGTATCTATTCACAGAGGATTTTTAGATACTGATAACACAATAATTGCTGACCCATTTCTTTTATATGATGGACAAATAGATAAATTTGAAATCAATGAATCTAAAACAACATCAGATATAATTTACACAGTAGTTTCTCATTGGGCAGACTTTGAAAAAAAGAATGGCAGAAAAACAAATCCCACTTCACAACAAAGATTTTTTAATACAGATGTTGGAATGGAATTTGCATCACAAACAGTACAAGATATAAAATGGGGTAGAGAATAATGGAAATAAGACAATGGCAAAGAAAAGATTTTCCACAAATGATAGAACTTGGAGATAAGATGCACCAAGAAGGTGCTTATCAAAAGTTATCTTATAGCAGAGAAAAGTTAAAAAGATTTGCAGATGTTTTAATTGATAAACCAGAAAAAGCTATGGGGTTTGTTGCAGTAGAAGATGATGTAGTAATTGGCATGATGATTGTTCATTTAAGTAGATATTTTTTTGGAGATGATTTATTTTGTTTTGATTTATTGCTATATGTTACTCCAGAAAAAAGAAAAAGTATTAGAGTTCCTATTAGACTTATTAATGCTTCAACAGATTGGGCTAGAGAAAAAGGTTGTAAAGAATTTAGACCTGGCTCTAGTGTGGGAATTAAATCAGCTAAAGTAGAAAAACTTTATAATTTTATGAAGTTTGAAACAATAGGAAATGTATTTACAAAAAGGTTATAATTATGTGTCCAAATCCCCTTGATATAGTTGAAGATGCAATTGATTTTGTAGTTGATGTTGTAGTAGATGTCATAAGCTGGATAATACCCACTCCTGAAATTCCTGATTTTGGAGTAGGAGAATTTGATGATTATGAAACAGGACTTTTATTAAATAAACAATCAAATGACGCATCAATTCCTGTAATGTATGGAGAAAGATTAATTGGTGGAACTAGAATAATGTTACAAAGTTCTGGTGCTGCAAATGAGTATTT